TATATTGAGGTATGCGGTGATAAGTGATCCGCTTGGGACAGGTAATAATCCGCCGGCGCAAGTGGACCAGGGTATATTGACTGTTGAAGTATATTATGTGCCGGTGAGGGCAATTAGAGGGATTTGGCTTAAGGCGATTGTGACGAGGTTTGGTTATCAGATTGAGGAGAGGGCAGGTGGGGCTTAGTGTGGGAGATGTTGGGAAATGTAAGTAGGGTGAAACAATAAGGAGAAGGAGGGGAATATGTTAGGGATACTTTATGATTTAGGTATTGCTCCTGATTTAGTTCTAAAGGCAGTTACGTTGGATAAGCAAGATTTTGAGAAGGTAATGAGAATGTTGGTGGGTCAGTTAATGTATGATTTAGAGCATTTTCAAAAGCAAGATCTTTTTGATTTGCGTGATGATGAGTTGAAGTATTATTTGAAAAATTTTTACAAGGAGATAATTTTTGATAGAAAAGCAGATTTGATAATGTGTGAGGTGAAGAGTGGAAGATGGGGGATTATTGAGGTTCCATCAGATTTTGTTTTTGTTGCAGAAAAGTATTATGGTAGTGTGAGAGACTTTTTTGAGTATTTTGCATATGGTATAAAGGATAAGTTGGTTTATAAGGATGTTGATATTGTTCGTTATAAGCTACCGCTTGCGGTGGTATGGAGTAGTTTTAGTTTTTCGTTGTTGTTGGAGGCTCTTGCTAATTTTTTGTTATTTAAGGCAGAAAAAGCTAATTTAGAAAAGTATTTGGTGCAATTTTTTACTGAGCTTACACAAGAGGCTAGGGTTGATGGGATAGTGTGTGAAATTGATAGGGATAAATGGGTATTTTTTAGGTCAGCAAGGGAGTTTATAAGATTTGTGAAGAAGCATTATGGGAGTATTGAGAAATTTGTAGAAGAGGAATCACTAGGGGTGTTGTTTTATGGGGGTTATTTATAAGTAAAGCGAATGAGTATTATAAAAATGGAATTGTTTTGGATGGAGAGGGTGGGTAGTGCATAAGGTGAGAGGTGTGAAGTGGTGTGAGTATAATAATGATGGGTAAATAATGTAGGGGGTATGATGTGATGTTTAGGGTGGCGATAGTTTTAGGTGAGGAGGATTTGAGGAATTTGGTTTCTGATTTAGTTGAGGTGATACGGGAGGAGTTTAGTGCAGGTGGTAGTTTTTCTATTGAGCAGTTGGAGGAGTTTTTGGCTATTTTGTTTGAAGAGTTGTTAGAAGAATATGAAGTTAATGAGGTAGTAGTTCTTTTGCAGGATAAGTGGTATGAGGTGTGTGATGGTGAGAGTTTTGTTGGTGTGGTAAAGGATTTTTATAAAGGGTTAGAGGGTTTTTTGGTTGATGCAAAAGGAGATAATGTTAGTTGAAGGGGTGGTTGGTTTATGTATACGAAAGCGATTGTTTTGAATGCGACGGAGTTTAAGGAGTTGGTAAAGGAGTTTGGGAGGTTGATGCGGGAGGAGTTTGCTGATAAATATCCGGAAGAGATTACTAAGAAGGAGATGAGGGAGTTTTTTAGTGTTTGTTTTGAAGAGTTGCTTGAGGAGGAAGGAGTAGATAAGGCGATGATTTTTGTGGATGGGAGGTGGAGGGAGGTAGATTCTGGGAGGCAATTTTTTGAGCTTGTGAATGAGTATTATGGTGGGCTTGGACCTTTTGCAAGGAAATAAAAAAAGGAGGTGTGAACTATGTTTACGAAAGGCATTATTTTAAGTGAGACAGAGTATCGCACGCTCTGGAGTATTTTTATTGAGATGTTGCGTGAGAGGTTAGAGGAGATGGATGCTGATGAGAGGGCTGAGATTTTGAAAAGTAAGGATAATTTTGAGAATTGGTTTAAAGATCAGGTTATTGAGATGTTTAATTTAGTTTTAGAGGAACATGATGTAGAAGAGGCTATGATATATTTAAAAGACAAGTGGCATTATGTTCCCGATAGTGAGGAGTTTTACTATTTAAGTTATAGAGAGGGTAAAATAGCAAAGATGATAGAGGAGTTGATGGAGGAGTTTGGGGGTAATGTGAAGGAGAGTAAAAGAAGGTATTATAAGAAGAGGATTTAGAAGAAATATTGAGGGATGCAAAGGGTGAGGAATAAAAGAGGGTGGTAAAAGAACTGTGAAATTAGAATGATATGTTTGAAAAAGGTTGGAGGTTAGGTAATGAGTAACATTATTACTTCTGGAGTTATTGAGAAAGTAGTGAAGGAGTTGTTAGAGGTTTTGAAAAAACAGAGGGAACGTTATATGGACCGTATGGTAGAGAATTTAGTTCGTTCAGCTGATGATCCTATAGATGAGTTGGAAACTATACTGAAGGAGCTTGATAAGGTGGAGCGTTCAATTTCTCAGATATTACATGGTTTTCCTTTAGTTAATGCTTTAATAGGTAGTTGGTTTTATGCTGTACTAGTGGAGGCTGAAAGTTTAATTCAAGAGTTATATGATGAAATAAAGTTTGATGAAGAGTTTTGAGGGGGTGTTATGATATGGCTACAGTAGGAATAAGTCAGATACCAGGAGTAGCTGAGCCTCTTCGGGGTTATCTTTGGGAGTTAACATTTGTAAGGACGCCGGCGGGGGTGTCTATTCCGGAGGGGTTGAAGTTAAGGGCTATATCTGCAAGGATACCGGGTAGGACATTTGAGAGGATTGAGTTGCATTATTTATGGATGACTTGGGCTGTGCATGGTAGGGAGGGAGCAGATAAGGAGATTGAGTTTGAGTTTTGGGAAGGTGTGGATATGGCGGTGAGGAATGCGTTTATGAATTGGTTGAAGTTAGTTGGTGATTGGAGTAGTGGTGAGCAATCGTATAGGAATGAGGTAACTGGTGATATTCAGTTGAAGTTATTAGATGGTAAGGGCAATCCGGTGAGGACTATAGTATTGAGGAATGCAATATTAATAGCTGCTGATGCAAGGGAAGTGAGGTATGAGAGCAATGAGGTTGTGACTATGACGGCTAGGTTTTGGTATGATTGGTTTGAGGAAAGTTAAGTGAAAAGGTATAAATGAAAAGGGTTTTGATAGTTAAAGTAGGGTGTTTTGGTTTTATAAAGGGATAGGTAAAAAAGGAGGGGAAGATATGGCTTGGACAGTTGTTGATTGTGGAACAAGAATGGTTCCTTGGAATGGAGAGGTTGAGGGTGATGTTTATTGGGCTGTTTTGGTGGATAGGAGGACTGGGAAAGAGTTGGAGTTTGAGTTTTTTATTGGAGTTTATTATAGTGAGGAGGGAGAAGAATTAGGGATTGTTGAAGTGATTATTGATGGTGCTGTTGATTTTAGTGAAATATTTTCTGTAGATGAAGAGGAGAGGATAATGCGTCAGGTGAGGAAGAGGTATAGAGATATTATTGATGCGATAAGAAGGGAGTGCAAGAAGTTTTTCTTGTAGGTAGTAAGTTGAGAAGCGAGTTTTTATTTTAAAGTGAGTTCTTAGAAATTAATTCAATTAGAGGTTCCGAAAAGGAACCTCTTCTTTGTTTTATATTTATTATGAGATGGGAATTGGGCTGTCTCAGATTCCAGGTATAGTAAAAGAGCCTCTTCGTGCGTATAGTTTTGAGGTGGAGTTGCCTCATGATTTTGGGGATGTGAGTAGGTTGAGGTATCAGGTCAAGTCGGTTCAGTTTCCTGTGTGGTTCAATTTGGAAGTGGAAGGGGTAAGAGTGGAGGGGTTGGGGTATTATTTTTTGCCTGTTGATTTTGAAAGTAGAGAAGAGGTGAAGGTAGATTTCTGGGAGGATGTGGAGTTATCAGTGCAGAGGTATTTTGGTAATTGGAGGAAGTTGATGGTGGTGGAGGAGGTGGTGGGGACGCCATATAGGGAGTTAAGGGAGTTGCCGTCAAGGTGGATGAAGGATGTGGTAGTGCATGTATTTGATGTGAAGGGTAGGAAGGTAGCATCTTATCGGTTGAAGAAGTGTTATCCGGTAGGGATAGAGGTAGTGAGGTTGGGGTATGAGGTAAATGAATTAGTAGAAGTGTCAGTATCTTTTGTAGTGCATGGAATAGAAGTGATAGCATAAAAAGGTGGAGGAGGTGGGAGGTATGGCTAAGTTGTTGACAATGGAAGAGGCGATGCAGATGAGGCAAGGTGGTAGTAGTGGAGTGGGAGTAGGGGAATTGAAGGCAGTGGATGAGCAAGTGATAACGGTGAGGTTATCATCTAAAGGCAAGCATGGGTATCCTGGTGTAGTGCATTTGCGACCGTTGAAGGTTAAGGATGTAAAGTGTTTAGTTGATAGTGGTATGGAGGAGGAGATTGATTATGTGAGGAGGCTTGTTCAGGTAGTGCAGGGGACAGTATTGGATAAGGATGTGGATGTGAAAGAGTTTACTATGCCAGACTTTTATAAGGTATTGTTAGCGCATAGGGTTAATAGTATAGGGAATGAAATAAATTTGAGTTTTATGTGTGATTGTAAAGATGAAGTTCAGACAGTGAAGTATGATTTGATGAGGCTTGAAGAGAAGGAAATACCTGATGAGTATGTAGAGCCTGTTCAGGTAGGGGGTATTCAGGTTAGGTATCCGAGGGTATGGGGTTATTTACCTGAGGGTAAGAGGAGTTTTGACGAGGTGAATGATTATGATGTATTAAGGAGTGTGGTGATAGGTAAGGATGTGGATGAGTTATTGTTAAGTGAGGCAAAGGGGGCATTAGAATTTGTGAGGAAGTGGGAGGGCAGTTATGGTATTCAGACGAGTGTAGAAGTGCCGTGTAAGTTTTGTGGCAAGGGGGTAAGGGTAAGGATACCGTTTTTTCTACTTTTTCAAATGTGGTAGCATATGGGAGGCGCTGTTGGATATAAGGTTTACTTTTATGTATGTGTGTCATGTGATGTTGAGTGAGGATGAGTATGTTTATTTTTGGTTTAGGTGGATGAGAGAGCTTGAGAGAGTGAAAAAGATGGAAGAAGAAATGAGGAGGAAGTTGAAGAGGTAGGGTTATGGCGGAGAGGAATTTTGAAGAGAAGGCGGCGGAGTTAAGAGAGGCGAGGGATATTTATATGGAAGGGGAGGAGAGTAGTGGTTTAGGTGAAGGTGTGGGTATAGTGCCTGGTGCACCTGGTACAAGACCTGTGAGGGGCAGGCGAGTAGAGGATGAGGTAAAGGATCAGCGTGATTTATTGAGGGGGTTAAGGGGTGAGGTTCAAGAGTTAAGGAAGGTAGTTTCAGTATTGAGGGGTGGGCTTGTAGAGACTTCAGAGGCATTTGCAGGTTTTCATAAAGAGTTTATTCAGGTAAGCAAGGAATTTCAGGAGTTTCATAAAGGTTTTAGTCAAGTTGTTAAAGAGTTTAGGGAGTTTAGTCAGGTAAGTAAGGGGTTAAGGGAAGAGTTTGGGAAGTTATTGGAGTGGATAGGTGGTTTAGGTAAGTTATCTGAGAAGTTAATGAAAGAGTATAAGGTAGGTGTTGGGACGTTATCAGGGATTAGTTATGATTTGGGTAAGGAGTATGAGAAAGTAAGGAAGGCGGGGACTGAGTTAGAGAGGGTTAAGATACAAGCAAGGGTAAGAGCGAGAGCAAGGAAGGGAGAGGAAGGTAAAGGTAGTTATGGTTATGGTGTACGGGGTCGAGGGAGGGGATTAGGTTATGGTTTTCAGGATATTTTAACTAAGGAGGAGATAGAGAAGCAACTTAGTATAAGGGAGCAATTGAAGGGGTATGTGAAGCGTTCGGTTATAGGATTGATATTTGGTGAGGTAGGAGGTCGAGGTTATGGTAGGTATGGGAGAGGAGGTGCGGGTGAATTAGTTGGGGATATGAGGAGTGTAATGCTTGCGAGTTTAGGACCGGTTGGGATGTTTGTTGGAGAGTGGTTAGGTAGTCTTTATGGGAAGTGGCAAGAAAGGAAGGAGTTGAAGAAGCAGTTAGAGGAGCAGAAGAAAGCAGAGTTAGCGGCGTTAGGAATAAGGAAAGTGAGGCAGATAGAGAGGGAGAAAGGTGGGGTATTTTCTGAGCTTATGGATTGGGCTAAGGAGGTGCTTTGGGGCAAGAGGATGGGTGGTGGAGTAGTTTTGAGTGCGGTAGGAGGAGGTGGTGTAGGTCAAGGTAGGGCTTTTGGGTTTGGGAAAAGTGGGATAGGTGTAGGAGGGGTAGGGGGTTTGGTAGGTGATAGGAGTGTAGGTAAGGTGAGTTTAAGTGATGTGGAGTTGGTGCAGGAAAGGAATGCGAAGATATATGCGGATAAGTTGTATATAGAGGCGAAGCAAGTGAGTGGGGCAGGTGGGGGTGGTGGGATACTGGATATGTTGCCAGGGGGTGGGTTATTAGGGAGGTTTGGAAGAGTGGGGAGGTGGATAGGGAGGAGGGCTGGGTGGATTGGATTAGGTTTAGGGGCTGGTTTAGCTTTTCTGGGTGGAATACAGGAAGGTGGATTAGGGACAGGTATAGCTAGAGGTGGTGGGGCGTTATTAGGTGGTTTAGGTGGGGCGAAGTTAGGGGCGTTGATAGGGACAGTGATAGCGCCTGGGATAGGGACGGCTATAGGGAGTGTGTTAGGTGGAGCATTAGGTATGTTTGGTGGAGAGAAGATAGCTGATGCGGTATATAGTGGTATGAGGCGGTTGATAAAGGAGAAGGATTGGGTTGAGAGTTTGAGGAGTGGTTTTATGAGTGTAGTGGATAGGATTGGGCAATTTTTGCAGGGTGTAGTGGAGGGAGTGAAGGGTGGGATTAAGGTAGTAGGAGAAGGGGTAAGTAAGTTAGGTGGGAAGGTATTGGATGTAGCGAAGTGGTTAGGTGAGAGTTTAGGTATTGTTGCGAGGGAAGCGGAGGCTGGGACGATAGATATGGTGAAGGCGGCGGGGGTGGTGGGGCGTACGAAGGGTGATATAGGTGGTATGTCGGTTGGTATGTATCAGTTTACGAGGGAGACGGCTTTGAAGTTTTTGAGGGAGTATGGGTATATGAAGGAGTTTGAGGGTGTGGAGTTTGGGACACCGGAATGGAAGAGGAGGTGGCAGGAGGTAGCGAGCAAGTATGGTGAGGCGTTTGCGAGGGCACAGCAGGAGTTTGCGGTTAGGGAGTATTTTGTGCCAGGTGTGAGGGTAGCTGAGAGGTTTGGGTTAGATGTGAGCAGGTCGAGAGCGTTGCAGGAGATGGTAATTGCGAGAGCGATTCAGCATGGGGTGGGTGGATTTGGTAGGGTATTACAGAATGTATTTAGTGGGATGACCCCTGAGCAAGTGAAGGCGTTGTCTCCTCAGGAGATAATAACGAGGGTATATGATTATTTGATTGCGAATGTAGATAGGTATTGGGCTAGTAGTTCACCGCAGGTGAGGGAGGGTGTAAGGAAGAGGTTGATAAGGGAGAAGGAGTTATTGTTAGCGATGGAAAGGCAGAAGGTGGAGGTGAAGAAGCAAGAAGGGTTACAAAAGAGAATAACTAAAGGTGTTGAGGAGTTAGAGGGTAGTATAAAGGAGCAGGTAAAGGTGAACAAGTCAGTGGGGGCGGAGTTGAAGGAGGGTGTGGCTGTTGAAGAGTTTGAGGAGCTTGCTAAGAAGCATGAAGCTGGAGCTTTGGAGGTAGAGAGTTTGAGGAGTAATTTGGCGGGGATGACTGAGGGTGGGATAGTGGATGATGTGTTGGTGGCGGATCAGCGGGAAGTTGCGAGGCAGGTGATAGAGGAGGGGGTAAGGACGAGTACAGAGTTGTTAGGTAATATAGTGCGGGTAATAGAAGGGCTGAGAGGTGGGGAAGGAGTTGGTAGTGTACAGAAGGTGGTTATGTCAGGTGGAGATGCGTTTAGTAAGGTGCCTTTGTTCCCCGAAGATATGGGGCTTGTTATGATGATGTTAGGATTAGTGTGAGGTGTGGGATATGCAGTTGAGATATAATTTATTGACGATAAAGCCGACGGGGCATAATCCGTATGCTAATTCTGGGAAGGTATTTCAGGCGTATGTTCAAGATGAGGTTAGTTTTAGTGTGAGTGTAGGGTATCAGACGATTTTTAGTGAGGTGATTGATTTGAAGAGCAAGTTGAATCAGCTTGTGGCGGCGACAGGGATGGCTTTAGGTGCTGTAGGTTTAGAGAGTGTAGTAGGGCAGGCACAGGAGTGGATTACTCAGCCGTTTGCACAGGGTATAGCGTGGACGAGGCTTTTTTCAGGAATTCCTGAGTATATCAAGTTCAATTTGAATGTGGTGTTGGTGAATTTTGATAGTGAGGATGAGGTATTTAGGGCGCTTGATACTTTGTATGACATAACAGTGCCGAAGATTGGTAAGTATGTAAGTAAGGTTCCGCAGATGGATGTGATGGTAGATATTGGTGGGTGGTTGATATTTAAGGAATGTTTTGTGACGGATATTGAGCATAGTTTTTCTAAGATGAGTGTGAAGGGAGGACCGTTAAGTGTGGATTTAAGGTTATCAATAAGCACGAAGTATATTGTAGATAGGAATTTGTTAGGAGTGCAGGGTAAGAAGATTGTGGTGAGGGAGTTACCTATTGAAGAGGCTCAGCAAGGACAGCAGAGGTAAGGGATGGCAGGGTATGAGTTTTCTCCTATTGATGTATGGCTTATGAATTCGGTTGAGGAGGGGTATAGGTTTGATGAGAGGTGTAGAGTTCCTGTTGAGTGGGTGGAGGAGGTTATAGTGTGGGAGGGGCTTTGGTATATAGTGCCCGGGTGTCGGGTGCGGATAACGGATTTTGGGATGAGTTATTTATCGTATAGGAGTATAGGGAATGTGGTGGTGAGTGTAGGGTTAGATAGGAGCAGGATGGTAGTATTTGACATGGCGGTGTGTTCGGTAGGTGATTCTAGGCTTGAGCATGTGACAAGACCGACAGCTGTTAGTTTGAAGTTGATGGGGTATGGGATGCCTGGTGTATGGTTGCTTGCTAAAGGGTTTAGGGGATATGGGGAGAGGAATGCGAGTAAGGTGGCTGTGGAGTTTGTGAGTGATGTAGTGTATAGCAATTATAGTAAGGTATGTGGTGTATTGAAGTGGGAGGAGGAGGTGGATCTGAGTTATGACAGGAAGAATTATTTGCAGGGTGGTAGGTCTGGTTTTAGTTTTTTAGGGTATTTGAGGGATTGTGCGAAGAGTAGTGGAGGAGAGCAGGATTATTTTGTATGGTTTGAGCCTGTTGTGAATAGGGGAGGTGTGGGGTGGCGGTTTAGGTTTAGGAGTTTTGCTGAGTTAGTGAAGCAGGAAGTGAAGTGTTATTTGGAGTATGTAGTGGATGGGAGGAGGTGGGATGAGGCGTGGGAGAATAATGGTTATTTGAAGGAGGAGGGGGTGAAGGTAGTTCCGTTCATGTGGTATGAGGTATTGGGTAGGAGTATTGTATCGGACACGATGAAGTCAAGGTTTGTTAAGTATGGGTTTGATTTAGGGAAGTTGAATGTAGAGAAGGTTATAGTAGATGGAGTGAGGCAGGTGCTTGGTGAGAATGTGAGGAGTAATGTATTGGCATCGGTATTAGGCAAGGCGAAGGATATTGTTACGGAGGTAGTGAATGTAGGGGCAATTGATATGAAGGACAGGACTGTTCCTGATACAGGTTTATTTCAGAAGTGTAAGATGATGAGGAAGTGGTGTGTAGTGATACCTGGTGTTTCTGATTTAGGTGTGGGGGATAAGGTTAGGGTGTTATTTCCGGATGGATATGGAGAGATGTGTGAAGCTTTGTCTGGGGATTGGATAGTAGGTGGGGTAGTGCATTTATGGAGTAATCCGGGGCGGAATTATTTGAAGAAGTTAGTGCTTGTTTCTGATGTTTGGAAGAATGAAAGGAAGGAGATTAGTGATAGTTCTGGGAGTGAAGAGGTGGCGGAATGGATTGGTTAAAGAGAGGGTATAAGGTGGAGGGGTTTTATCGAGGGAAGGTTATGGATAATAGGGATCCTCTTCGGTTGGGCAGGGTGAAAGTGAAGGTATATCCGTGGTTTGAGGAGGTGAAGGATGAGGATTGTCCGTGGGCTGAGCCGGCTTGGCAAGGAGGGATATTGTATGTTCCGCCAAAGAATGCGTGGGTATGGGTATTTTTTGAGGGTGGGGATGTAGAGAAGCCGGTATGGTTTGCGTGGAGTTTGCCTTTCAATGGTGTGAGGTTTCAGGCTGGGAGTGTGTGGGAGGAGTTTGGTAAGGGAGTAATGGAGGCGGGTGGTATGTATGAGGAGCAGGGGGCTGAGTATCCTGGGGCGGTGGTATGGAGGATGCCGATGGGGAGTGCATTGGTATTTTATGCAGGTGGGAAGATTGAATTAAAGAATAGGGTAGGAGCTAAGTTAGTATTACATGAGGACGGGACAGTGAGGTTGATAAATCAGTCAGGGAGCGAAATTGTTGTGAGATCTAATGGGCAAGTCCTCATAGATGCAAA